CAGTGTGTTCACCGGCTGCAACGTGGAGAACGCCGCCTATGGCGACACCATCTGCGCCGAGCGCACCGCCGTGGTGAAGGCGGTCAGCGAGGGCCACCGGGACGACTTCGTCCGCATCGCCATCGCCGAGCGCGTGCCGCCGTCCACGTCCTCGATTTCCAGCAGCAGGATATCCTCCTGCGCATACCGCGCGACCAGCGTTTCGCCCACCGTCATCCCCAGCCCCGTGAAGTCAAACCGGCAGGTCGGCGTTTCCACCGTCGCCGTGTTCATCGTGCCGGATGCACATGTGACACGGAACGCGAGCATGGTTTCGGTGTTTCCCTGAACGCCGAGCGCCGCGCTTTTTGCCGCGTTGGCGCTCGTCTGAACCGTCACGCCGTCCTCGCTGACGGCGTAGGCGAACGGCTGGCAGGTGAACGCGATTGCCGCCTCACCGCTTGCCCAGTCGTCGTCCATCAACGCCGCTTCGTCGCTGATGGACGCGATGAAATACCGATCCGGCAGCGCGTCCAGAATCAGCTTGCCGCGCCCGTCCGTCCCGCAGAGCCACGCCGTCACATCGCTCGCGCGCCGGAGCAGCTCGTCGGTCGGGATGGGCGTATCGTCGCCCAATGTATTCAGGAAATAGAGTTTGCCCTTGAGCCGCTTGGGGCTGAACGTCCGCCCCTTCCAGCGCAGCGTGCCGTGCCGCCCGCCGACGCTTGTCTGCGGGATGCTCTGCGCCGGAATGAACGGATAGGCGGACGGCAGAAACGTCACATCAAAATCGTCGCAGTGTTTCCCGTTGAAGGAAAACAGCGGACTTTCTCCCTGTGCAATCACAGCCCCCTCAGCTCCTCTCTGACCCGTTCGCCCAGCTCGGAGATAATCTCCTGCTTTTCCTGCTCGCTCCTCACGTGCCAGTCGCCCGTCACGTTGATGGTCACCGTCACAGTTCGTCCGCCGCCTCCGCCCGGATTCCATGGCGCATCCGGCCAGCCGGTATCTATGCCGGAAAGCGCGCCCGTCATGGTATCCACCATGCTCGCGCGCACTTCTTCCAGCGGGCCCAGCGCGTCGTCCTCGCGGCTGAGTACGCCCTCTCCGATGCCTCCCGGAATCCACGCGCCGACCTCGTCGGCAAACACACCGGAGGGCGAATGGATGCGCAGCGCGTTCTTCGTCCGGCTGACCGCTGTGCGCGCCATCTGCACCATCTGGCTGTACAGCTCGCCCGACGTGCTTCGCACGCCCGCAGTGATGCCGCGCACCATGTTCACGCCGATGTCATAGCCTTGGGTATACGACAGTGCCGCGCCCGCCTTAGCAGCTGCATTGTCCGCCGTCGTCTGCATCTGCACGTTTAGGATGGGACCCGCCACGGCGACCGCCGAGCAGATGCCGCCCACGAAGCTGTTCGCAATGGTCTTGCCCGCGTCCGCCGTCAGGGTATCGGTCGCCGTCGTCACCGCATTGTCGCCGAGCGTCTGCACACCCAGCGTCAGGATCGGGTTCTGGTTGGCGATTCCCGTCACCATGCCGCCGACCCACGTTTCCGTAATGGTCGTGCCGCTCTCCGCCGTCAGCGTCTGCGCCGCCGCCGTCATCGCCGAGCTTGCCGCGTTGGTCGCCGCCGTCGTGACCGCTGCGCTGCCCTCGGTGAGACCGGTTTCCATGCCGGTCGTCAAATTGCCGCCGCTGGTCTTGGCGTCGCCCTTCGCCTTTTCCTCGTCGCCGCCGCCAAACCAGCCGGTGATGGTATCCCAGATGCCGCTTCCGAGCTTTGCCAGCCCGTCGATTGCACCGCTGATGCCGCTGGAGATCGTACTGCCGACGCAGCCCCAGTCAATGCCGGAGATCGCCGTCTTTGCGGCTTCAAAGCCGGAGGACAGCCACGTGCCCGCTGTGTCCAGCACCATTCCAACGCCCGTCTGAATGGCCGTTCCGACCTCTCCCCAGTTCAGGTTGCCGATATAGGTCTTGGCGGCTTCAAATCCCGCGTACAGCCAGCTGCCCGCCGCATCCAGCACCGTTCCAACGCCCGTCTGGATAGCCGTTCCGACTTCGCTCCACGGCAGCCCCTCGGCGGCGCTCTTGCCAAGCCCAAACAGGCTCGAAAGCCAACTGCCCGCCGCGTCGAGCGTGCCCGTTACGCCGGAAAGAATCGACGTTCCCAGCGCCGTCCAGTCATAGCCGGAAATGACCGCCGCCGCGTTGTCCCAGCTCTGTTTCAGCCCTTCTCCGTCGAACAACGCCCCGAAGAACGTGCCGACCGCATCCGTGACCGTGGTCAGCACGTCGCCCACTGTCGAAATGGCAGTTTTGATGCCTTCAATCGCGCCGAGTACCTTGCCCGCCGCTTCCTCGCCAAAGGCAGCCGTCAGCCCCGCAGAGAACGCCGCCGTGAATCCTGCGCCGCTTTCCAGCGCCGCGCCGAAAGCCGTCACGCCGTCGCCCAGCTTGGCGACCATGCCCTGCAAAGCGTCGCTGTGCGTATACGCCAGCGCAGCCGCCGCGCCCAGCCCGACCACGAGTGGGTTCACGCCGGAGAGCAGCGTCAGAACCTTGCCGCCGTTCAGCAGCAGGGGCCCTGCCGCAGCAGCCATCGCGCCGATGCGGAAAATGGTATTCTTCGTGCCGTCGTCCAGCGTGTTGAACTTGCCGATCAGGTCGGTAACGCCCTGCACCACGCCGCGCGCGGCAGGCATCAGCCAGTCGGACAGCGCAATCGCCATATCCTGCGCGCCGCTTTCGAGGATCGCCAGATCGCCCTTGAGGTTGTCGCCCATCGTGGCAGCCATATCTTCTGCCGCGCCGCCGCAGGCATACATGCCCTCGGTCATCGCGTCCAGCGCGTCGGGTCCCTGCTTGAGCGTCGCCAGAATGCCCTTGAGCGACTCGTCGCCGAAGATTGCGCCCAGCGCCGCGTCGCGCTGGCTGGCGGTCATGCTGCTGGTCGCCTTGTCGATATCGCGGATGATAGCGGCATACGAGCGATAGCTTCCGTCCGCGTTGGTCAGCGCGACTTTGGTTTTGCCGATAGCGATTGCGCCGTTCTTGGCGTTGTTCTTCATGTCGCGCAGCATCGCGTTCAGCGTCGTGCCGCCCTGACTGCCCTTGATGCCCGCATTCGCCAGCACGCCCATCGCTGCTGCGGTATCCTGCAAGGTCATGCCGAAAGCGTCCGCAGTCGGCGCGGCGTACTTCATCGCCTCGCCCAGCGCCTCGACCGTCGTGTTGCTGTTCGCCTGCGCATAGGCAAAAACATCGGCAGCCTCGCCCGCACGCTCCGCCGCCATGCCGAACGGAGTCATCGTATCGGTCACGATATCCGAGGCTTTCGCCAGATCCATGTTGGCGGCAGCCGCCAGATTCAATACGCCCGGAATACCGGCAATGACCTGCGCATCGTCCCAGCCTGCCAGCGCCATATAACCCATCGCGTCGGCAGCTTCGCTGGCGCTGAACTTGGTCGTCGCGCCCATCTCGCGCGCCGTATCGCGCAGCGCATCCATCTGTGCCTGCGACAAGTTCAGCGACGACATCAAGCCGTAGACGTTCGACATGCTCGCATCAAAATTCATGCCGACCTGTAAAGCCGCCTGCCCCACGTCGAGCAGTTTGCCCGTGATGTGCATGGTCAGCGCGCGTCCTGCCGTTTCCGCCGCTGCGCCGATGGAACCCAGCGCGTCCGCCACACCGCCGGAGGCAAAGCCGGAGAGCTGCTCGCCCGCCATGTCGATGGCGCTGTTGAAGCTGGACATGTCCAAATCCATGTACGCCATGATCGTACCCGCGCTGATATTCATGCCCATGCTCATCCAACTCACCTCCTTTGCGGCCTGAATCCGCTTTTTGGCAATCAAAAAAAGTCTTTGGAAATGACCGTCTCGCTTCGGTCATCTCCAAAAACCTTGGAAAGAAAAAGCTGACGGAGCGCCCGCTCCGTCAGTGTGTCAGCCCATCAGCCGACGAATCATCTCCGCCGCCTCGGCGTTGGTCGTCGCGTTCTGCCTGCCCTTCTGCTTTTCCAGCCGCGCCGGTCTGCCAAAGTCCGGCTCGCGCTTTTCCCGTGCCTGCTGAATCATAAACAGGCAGGTTTCGTCGAGGCAAAACGCTGCGTACTCGTCCTCAATCCCCATCAGGCTGCTGGGGCACTGCTTGTACGTCGTCGCCAGATGGATCAGGCTGACGATTTGCGGACTGAGAACGAAAGGCTTCCAGCACTTTCGCACCCTTGATGGCGTACAGATAGATTTGATCCGCCTGTTCTTCGGTCAGGTCAAGTCCTGCCGCTTTCAGCTGCTCCATCGTCGGCTCGGCGAGCGCTTCCTCGACGACAAGACGCATAACCTTCGCCGTTTCCTCAAAGGTCGCGTTTGCGCGGCTCTTGTTCAGCCCTTCGTAGAGCTTCTGCGCCGCCGCGATCAGCGGGTTGGGAATCTTGCCCGCGCGGATCATGCCCGTCAGGCTGGCGCGCTTGAGCCTTGCCACAAACGGCTGCTCCTCCGTCCAGCCCGGCAGCGTGACGATCTCGCCGTTCGCCGCCTTTTCCAGCGCGGCAAGGTTGGTGATGTGCGTGTCCTTTTTCGTGGATGCCATACTGTGAAAACCTCCTTTTGTTGGATAGCCCCATTATAGGGCTTTATTCGTTTTCTGTCCTTTGACGCAGTTCTTAGGTCGGCAGTTCGTCCAGCGGCGTGATGGCAATGGGCGATTCGCCGATCTTCGGTCTGCTCTTGAGCTTATACTCCGGCGCGAAGAAATCGCCGTCCTTGATTTCGATATCGGCGGGCGTTCCCTTGCAGTGCTTGCAGGTGAATTTCAAATAACCCGTCGTCTCTCCGTCGCCGTCCTTCTCCTCAGTGTAGATGTTGACCGTGAAGGGCGTGCGATTCACCACCTCGCCCATTTTCGGACCTGTGTACCCTTCAAACTTGCCCTCCGCGCCGGTCGTACTCACGCCGCCGTCCACCAGCGCAAACACAGGCGGACTCATGACCATATCCTTCATGGTCAGGTCATAGCCCTTCGTCAGATCCTCCGTCTTGAGCTGCGCCAGCAGCCTGTTCAATTTGCGCAGCTCTTTTTCTTCGCCTTCCGAGACAAAGGCTTCCAGCTTCATCTCGTTGGCGGTATCGACCACATAGGTCTTGGGCGTGGTTTCCTCCGTCACCAGCTCCACGCGGGCGACGTTCGCCAGCGGAATCTGCACAATTTTCTCGTTTGCCATACTTCCTCCCAGCGGTCTGAGACCGCGTTCACTTCCGCCGCAGCTTACCAACTCAAAAAGTTTTGCGCACGCGGGCAGACTTTGTACGATTTCCTACGATAAAATCGCGCGCAGCGCCTGATACTCCAGCGATTGGCTGCGTGCGTCAAAATCTTCTTCCAGCATCTCGATGCCCTCGTTGCCTGTCGGTCGAAGCTGACTTTTCAGCCCGCGCATGATCCGCCTGACCTCCGCCACGAAAGCGGGCAGGTCGCCGCCCACGCGCGGCACAAAGCAATAGAGCGTCACCGTCCGATAGCCGATTCCCGCCGCGCCGGACATACCGCGCGCGTATGCGCCGCCTCCTCGGACGACCACATACGGCGCGCGGCACTTGCCGGTCGCCACGCCGGGCTTATAGGTCAAAATGCCGGATGCGGTCAAGTGCTCCATTGCCCGCTGGCATGCATCCATCTATCTGACCACCTTCCGCAAGTCGTCCATGATTTTCTGCTCGTTCGCCTGCACGGTCGCCCAGAGAATCGCGAACCTGCCTTCATGCCCCAGCTCCAGATACGCGCTGTATTCCATGTTGCCGGATACGCCCATGCGCAGCTTTTTGCCCTGCCAGCCGGAGTAGCCGGTGATGGTCTGGCGCGCAAGCCCTGTCCTGTCCGTCCATCCGGCGTTGCGCTTGGCTTCTCCCTCCATGCGTGCCGCAGCATTCTGCCCGACCTTCTCGGCGGCGAACATGCTGCGCTGCTTGATGGCGGACATGTTCGCGAGAAAATCCTTTGCGTCAATCCGCAATCCCATCCGGCTCGCCCTCTTTCAGCACCACGTCGCAGAGGATGCCCATCTGCACGTCGGCGCGCAGCACCGTGTACCATCTGCCCGCGATGTTCAGCCCGTCGCCCTCCTGCAAGCTCCGCGCCGTATCGCCGAGGGCACAGCACAACCTCGGCGCGTCCATCCGGGCGATTACGCCGGGGATATCCACCAGCACATTAGCGGTCTGACCGCGCTCATAGCGCACGCCGTACACGCAGCCGATCTTCTGCGCGCCGCCTATCGGCACGCCGTTCCGTGTCCCGCTGCACGCGCCAAACCGGCACGCAGACCGCGCCATACGCCGCCAGCGCGTGCCGAAACGTCGCTTCCGCCTGCCGCATTGCAAAGCCGCTCATCATGTGCCGTCCGCCCTTCCTGCCGGTTTCGTCCCGTTCGGGCGCACGCTCCGCGCTCTGCCCAGCCAGTAGGCACGCTGATCCGGCAGCTCCGTGCCGCCCGACAGCCGCACCGCCGAGTTCTCTGCTTTGCGGATCAGCACGTCATACGCCGCGCGGCGCACGTCGCCCTCGTGCAGCTCCAGCAGCATCACAAGCTGCGCGTCCGTATACATCCGGGCGGATGCGGGCGGCGACATACAGCCGCAGCCCGTTTCCGTATCCCCGCCCGGCGTGTCAAGCTCCTCGGTCAGCAGCTTGAGCCGTTCAAGGTCAGTCATACTTTTCACCTCGTCTGCAAAAACGTCCGGCTTTGTACGCTTCCGGCTTCACGGGGGGGCTTATCGCTCGCCCCCGTGTCCCCTTCTCTGTCGTCAAGCCTCACGTTTCAATTTTGCACGGAATCCCCACACAGGCAGCCCGTTTGCAGGCTTCCAGCAGGAACGCCTGTACATCCGCCTGCACGTCTTCGCTGTTTCCCCGCACATAGTCCGCGTCCAGCACGTCCACGTTCAGGCTGAGCGACGTAGCGCTGTACGTCGCATGCAGCATCACCTTCTGGTTATTGCTCGCGTCGCGGATATCCGCGTTCAGGCTGATGCTTTCCCTTGTTTTCAGCATTCATCAGCCCTCCCCGTCCAGCGTCGCATCCTTCGCCGCAAGGCTCACGCGGAAGCCGTCGAGCTTATTCTTCGGAATCCAGAGTTCATGGAACTTGCGATAGTCAAGGTGCCACGCGCGCGCCTTCTGCCACGTTTCCGGAGTGAACAGGCGCATCTTATCGGTCTTGGAAACCGCAATCGGCGCACTGCGCGGGCAGATGATCCAGTTGATTGCCTGCGCGCCCTCCGCCTTAACAAAGCCGCCCTTGTCCGCCTTGTTGATGGTGATGCGGCTGTTCATGCGCGCGGTCGGCGCGGGCAGGATCGGCACCTCGTCGATCACCTTCACGCGGGTTTCAATTTCGCCGCGCTTGAAGTTGGTTACGTCGAGCTTCTTGGAAATTTCCGTGCTCGTGGAGAGCATCGTGGCAATCGTGCTGGAGAGGATCACGACCAGCGGCACGTCGCTGCCCACCGCATCGCGCACGCCGCCGATATCGGTCTGCAATTCCTTGTAGACCGAATTGGCCGCCGCCGTATACGCGCTTCTGCGCTCCTTGCCGACCAGCGCGACGATCTTGCTCAGGCGGTAAGCGTCCACCTCCGGCACAACCTTCGTGCGCTGGAACTCGCCCGCCAGCATACTCATCAGGTCATACACGCCGCTTTCGTCCACGTCCATCTCGTCCACGGTGAAGCCGGTGCCGCGATCCTGCGTCAGCTTCTCTGTCTGATAGACCAGCGTCACGTCGCCATCCGCAAAGCCGTTCTGTCGGTCGTAATCCTTGAGGCCGTCCATCGTGATCGACGGAATCTTGATCTCGTCGCCGCCGCTGTACTTAACGGGACCCGCGTTCCCTTCCATAAAGCCGGTCACCGCGCCCTGAATCATTGCCTCATCCAGCGTTTTCTGAATCAGGTCAACCTTTGCAATGTTGTTCGCCATCTTCTTTTCCTCTCTTTCTTAGCAAGCACCCATGATGTTCGCCCGAATCTTTGCGTCGAGCGCGTCCTCTGCGCCGCCGTTTCTGCGGGCAAAGTTGCCCGTGCTGCCCGTACCCGCGCCGCCGCGCAGCTCCGGCACGGCTTCCAGCACCTTGGCAACCGCCGCGTCGAGCTTGTCCTGCGCATCCGCCGCGTCAAGGTCGATGCCCTCCGTATCGCACATGCGCAGCACATACGGGATGCGTTCCTTCGGCACGCCTGCCAGCGCCGCAGCCGTTCGAAGTTCCGCCTGAACCGCGCGCGCGTTCGCTGTCACAACGCGCGCTGCGAGGTCGTCCGCCTTGTCGTCCTTCTTGGGTTCATCCTTCGGAACAGGCTGCTCCTTGCCAGCGGGTGCAGCCGTCTGCGCTGCTTTCGCCGCAGCATCCCCGGTCTGCTCGGTCGTTTCGGGCTGCTGGTCATCATGCTGCTCCCGCTCGTTTTCATCGTCGGCAGCAGGCGCGCCATCCGGCACACCGTCAGGGGCAAAACAAAACATGCGAAAGGGGTTAAACATTTTCTCGTCCTCCTGTCAAAATTTTTGGTATGTAAAAAGCGCGCCCTTGCGGGTGCGCTCAGAATATTTACTTATCTTTTTTACGGTTCGACTACCTCGAACATCTCTGGCGGATAAAGATAATCCTCTCCGGAATCATCCATAATGCGATACCAGCCTTTTTCAACAGAAAGCACATCATAAATCTTACCTTTCGTTGCAATTAAAAAGCTGGTTTCGCCTTTGTATTTAATCTTCATCCAACCACCTCTTTACTTTATGCTTAACCTGCCCAACATCTTCATTGGCGAACCAGTGAACTTCGGCTTTCCTATCGCCATCCGGGGTATCAAGCGTCGCAAAGCCCTTAACGTGCTGCCATTTTCTCGCATCGCCGCCACATTGCTCGCTTAATCCTTCCGCTACTCCGTCATGCAGCGAAGTCCGTGAACCATATCCAGCAAATACTTCCCGATTCTGGATTCGCGAACCCTCTTTGAACCGATAATAGTCGCCTGTCGCCGGATCATATATATCGTAGTTTTTCGATTTTGCGCCCAAACTGCGGAGGATTTCCACATCAGGCAACTTCATTGTACCACGGGCATCCAGTCGGGTCAAGGCAGGTTTTCCGACTTTCCATTCGCCGAACGCCGCATCCAGTTCTGCATCCTCACCGCCGTCCACCCACGCGCCGAGCCGATCCGCCACGTCCGAAAGCTCCGGCACGACCTGCCACGTCGCGCAAAGGCACTGCGCATGCGGCATGGGTACGTCGTCAATCGGGAAGTTTCCGCGCCCCAGCCCTTCGTCATGGCTGGCGTATGCGTCACAGATATCCTCTCCGAATCGGGCGACCTGCCGCTCGTAGTGACTGGGGCTGAGCTGCCAGTGCATCGCGCGACAAAACGGGTTTGCCTTCGCCGCTGCCATGTTCGCCGCCCAGTATGCGTGGTTAATCGCCGTGCGCGCCAATCTTTGCGCGTTGTAGTCGATCTGCCGGTCAAAGGGGATATCTGGGTAAAGCGTCAGCCAGCTGACCGGCATTTTCGCTTTCGGGCTGACATATGCCTCCAAGTCCTGCGCGATTTGCAGCGCGCTGCGATGCTGGGCGATCCCCTGTGTCAGAATGTCTTCGATATTTCCCTGCAACTGGTCGGTGCGGTTCCATATCCGGCGCGACAGGCTTTTCCCGTCGCGGTACATCCTCCCGTCGATCAACATCCGCAGCGCCGCGTCCGGCGTTCGGGAAAATGTGCCGGTAAAGCTCCCGTCCACGCCGACCATCGCCAGCGCGTCGTTCAGCCACCCTTCCACCGTATCCCCCGGCAGTCCTGCCGACTTTCGCATGCCAGAGAGGATCGTGCCGCCCAGCTCGCCGCGCAGCTGCTCGATGCGCTTTTCAAGCGCTTTTTGGTAATCCTTCACCCAGCGCTCGGTCAGCGTTCCCGCCCTGGTCGCTTCCGCCCGCTTCGCCAAGTCTCGCGCCGCCTGTGTGTAGATGCCCTGAATCTTCTTGCCGGTGATGTCGATGTTCTTCAGATGCGCCGCGCGGGCGGCAGCCATGCGCGCTTCAAAGTCCTTGTAGGTCATCCCCTGCGCCATGCTGCCGCTCGCTCCTTTCCTTTTGCGCGTTTGTCGCGTTTAACGCGCGTTTTCAGCGCGTCCGCGGCTTTCCGCGTGGGATTTTAGCCCCGCGCACCGTCGGGCGTTACAGGGCGTTTTTTCGAGCAATCAAAAAACGCCCCGTTTGGAGCGTTTCTGCGATTTGATTGTCTTTTAGCGGAGACTCGGCAAAAGCCAGAGTTCATCCACATAATCGCCCATTTTCGCAGGCAAAACTGTTCCGGCTTTAATCTTTTCGATAAGGTCTTTGGGCACCGTAAAGCTGATGACCTTGCTCTCGCTGCCATCCTGCATATCTGCAACCGCCCAATATTGAATCTCGTCGTACTGGTCTCCGCCGCCATCCTTGATGAAATTGACAACCGTGTAATAGTTCTGATTAACCGTCATCTTCTTGGTTGCGCTTGACGTAATCTTGTACTTGAGCACGCAGATACCATCCGTCTCCGTCAAATCCAGCAGCTCGCCATAGTCATTGAAGCCTTTCTTGTTTTCCGGCTCAGCGGTTGGTTCAGCCGTTGCTTCCGGCATTTGCGTCGGTTCGACCTCCGCCCTTTCCGGCGCGTCCGCCGTATTGCCGTCCACCACAAGCTCTGTAAAGCTCAGCCCCTCCGCATCCTCAAACACGGCGTGTACCGTATGCGTGGTTTTCTGTTTTTCCAGCTTGGCTGTAAACGAGCCGTCAATCGTGTAAACCGTGCGCTCGCGTTTCACGTCAAAACCGAAAAGCGGCCCGCTGATGGTCTGCCCCGGATACATTTCTTCCAGCGCGCTGCTCAACAAGCCTTTCGCTTCCTTGGCTTTCTCCGATCCGGTCGTCGTTTGCTCCTTGTAGTAGGCGTTGGCCTCGTCTGCAAGCGCCTTGACTTCCTCAAGGGTCATGCTCTCATAATCCACCTGAGCCGGTTCGGCCACCGCCACACTCCCCACGCACAACAGTGCGGCTACCCCGGCCGCAATCGCAACCTTCCGCATGATCTTCGCCCTCCTTGGAACGCATTTTATTATCAATAGTATATCATCATTCCAATTTGGATTCAACCATTTCCGCGCGGATTCCATCTTCAAACCCATCATCCAGCATTTTCTGCTCGCTGACAATCTGCGCAAGTTCGGAATCGCTGTCCTCATTGGGATGCCACTTGCGCATATAGCACTTCCGGCTGCGCGCCTGCTGGCTGACCTCCTGCAGGTCAAGCGTCCGTTCCGCGTCCTCGTCGTCTGCGATGGGGTAACGATGGTCGATGCTCACGGTAAAGTCAAGCGCGGGCAGGCTATCCGTTCCATAAGCGCCCGCCATCTTCACCAGCGCCTGCACCATCCAGCGAAGCGCCGCATCCCACTCGTTCCACTTTTCCTCGCACCTCGTCGTCAGTTCCCAATACAGGGCTTTCATCGCCTTGCCGGACGCCGCGAAGCCCTTGAGCTGCTCAAGGGATACATTCGGTACGGACAGCAGGCTGTACATGTCGTTCTTGTCCCGGTTCAGCGCGTTCTCGATGCGTTCATTATAGGAAAACTGCGCTTCAAGGATTTTCGCATCGACCTGATGGTCACTGCTGGGGTCTGTCTGCGCGTCGATGATTGCGCCCGGCGCGATCTTCACCCTGTCCATCGTTTCCTGATTCGCATCACGGAAAACCCGTTGTGGAAACATGTTGAATTTCAGCGCGTCGCGGTCGTCGCTTTTCAGCCGGTTATAGTCGTCCTGATTGTCCCAGAGGCGCTCCACGTCGCTCTTGCCCGTCATGTCGCCGGTCAGGCCGTCGTTGATGACGACATAGACCGGAATGAAGTCAAGCCCCGTGTCCTCGTCGCTGTGGGTCTCGCTGATCGTCCGTCCCGTGCCGTCATACAGCCCCTCGGTCAGATAGCAGCGCCCGTCCCGCAGCTCGTACTTCTGCCGCCAGATTCGCTGCTTGAGCCTGTCCTCGCTCTCGTTGGTATGATAAAAGAAGATGACCTTCGTCAGCCTGTCCACGTCCTCCGGATCGGTATCGTAAACAAATTCAAGGCTGGGGCGAAACTGAATCCCCAGCCTGCCGCCGCGCTTGCCCGTCAGCTTCAACGCAACGCGCTTGCCAATGAAGCAGTCCTTCGCCGCGTCCAGCAGCTTCTTGCTCCACTTCTGCTCTTCCAGCAGCGCGGTCAGCCAACTGCCGATGACATCTGCGTTCGCCTGCGCCGCCTGATTGTCCTTTTCCTTGGGGACGATGCGCAGCTCAGGCTCCACGCCCATCATATAGCGCGCTTCCTTGCCGATCAGCTCCGCGATGATGTTCGTCACTTTGACGGTCGGCGTGTAGTCCAGCCCATTGGTATTGACCTGCCACCGCTGCCCATCGCCGTCGTACAGGCTGTAAAGCCGGATGATCTCGTCGATATCCCGCGTCACCTGCTGTCCGAGCAGTCCGGCAAGCTCCTGCTTGATCCAGTCCGTGCTTCCAATCTGATAAGGCTGCATCAGCGCCTCGCCCCCTTTCCGCTCACGTTGCTCGTGCGCCTGCTCCTGTAAATATGCTCACGGTTGCCATACGCTACCGCGTCGATGCTGTGGTCGTCGCCGTCCGGGTATCGCTCGACCAGCGTGCCGCTCTTATCCCGCGCGTACTCATACGCGGCAAACTCGCGCGCCGCATTCGGACATGTTATCGGGTCGATGACGATCTGGTCGAGGTCGCGCAGCCAGTCATAACCCGTCTGCCGCGAGTTCTTGCCCTTCGTTACGCCGGTAATGTTGATGCCGTAGTCCGTCCGCAAATCGACGATGACCTGCTTTGCCGCGTTGTCCGCGCGGATCAGCTCGCCGTGGCGCGCAATCTTCCTGCATGCCGCCGCGATCTGCTTGGTCGTCATCTCGTTTTGATAGACTTCCTCATAGATGTACAGCGTCCGCAACTCGCCCGCCTCGTAGTAGGTCTTTTCAATCGCGTTGGGATCGACATATCCGAAGTCCATTCCGACGTTCGATTTCAGCTCGAATCGCAGCCTGTCCTCCTTGGCAATCGGCTTGATGCGCAGCGCCTTGAAAACCGCGCCGCCCTCGCCGGTCGCAATGCCCAGATAGGTATGCTCATACGCGCGCGGGTTGCGCACTTTCAGCTCCTCCGCGCGCTTGAGAAAAGTCGGTCCGAGCCATGCGGCAGGGACCATCGTATAGTCGCTGTGATGAACAAAAACGCTCTTGCCGGGGTCTATTTCCCACTTGTTCACCCAGTTATTTGCGCTTTTCGGCGGGTTATAGGTGCAGACACAGAGTGCCGCCTTGCCGCCGCGAATCGCGGAATCCAGCACGTTCTCAATTTCGCCCTCGCCTGCAAACTCGTCGAGCTCTTCAAACCAGACGTATTTGAAATATTTCCCGAACGGCAGCTTGATGGATTTGATTTTCTTCGGCTCGTCCAAGCCCTTGAAAACAATCTTCTGCCCTGTCCGCTCGTTGACGATCTCCATCGGGCTGACGGTCACTCTCCAGTGGTCGCCCAGACCCAGCACGTCCATCGCCCACTGCATCTGCTCAAAGACACTGCCGCGCAATGTATCTCCAACCTTGCGCAGCACCAGCGCGCAGGCATCCTCGTCATGCTCCAGTCCCGCGCTGATGCCGAGGCTTGCCGTCGAGGATTTCATGCTGCCGCGTCCGCCGCCCAAGAGGGCTTTGGTATATTCGCCGGTGTTGTCGAGCAAAAGTCTTAGAACCCCGTCAAAGCACCGCGCGGTATTTTCATGCAGACGGCGGTCGATGGCTTCCAGCTCCCCTTCCGGGCGCTTGGTCTTGCCAATCAGCTTCTCCAGCACGTTTTCCCGCTTCGCCATCTTCTCACCGCCTTTCGTTTTGTGACATTGAACGCGCGCACGGGCTGAGCCCGTTTTCACCTCCGCCAAACGTCCGCGCACATTGCCGTTTAAGCGCACGCGACCGATATTTGGCAAAGAAAAGAGGCAGTACGCCGTGTCCTGCGCACTGCCATGTGTAAGGTCAGCCGTAGGCTGACAAGCGCAGCCATTGCTCGCAATGGCAAGCGCAGCCCCTCACGCCTTCGGCGGGAGGGACCGAAAAAAAAAGGAGGTTTTCCAGACCGCCGCGCGGGTCATGCCCCGCTTTGGCGGATGAAGCCCGAAGCATTTCGGGCATAGCTTCGCCCTCCGGCGCTCGAATCGAGGCTGGCTGGCTTTGTCGGAGTACCGTCCGACCCGTCTGTTCGGGCTTTCCGGTGTGGGGAATCCTCGACCCGCCGCCTTTCAGCCCTGCCTGTTCGCTTTCGGCCTCGTGCCGAAAACTTTCAATTCAAATAAAATTTTCTTCGGATGTGCCTCCGGCCTCAGGCCGGAATGTCGCGTGCATCGTCACTTCGCGCATGCCGCCCGGCAGGTCGAGCGCGACCGTAATCACGCCCTGCCTTGCGTCCGCGCAGGTGATCGTATGCGTCACTTCCAGCAGCGGTCCGTCGACCACTTCGGTCACGCCGCTTTGCCGTACCACCTGCGTCCCCTGTACGCCGTGCCAGTACAGCGCCATGACCGCCGTCATCTGCTCCTCCGGGATCGCCTCGTAGGGGTCTCCGAGGATGCGCAGCACGCCGCGCAAATGCCGCAGCCTCTGCCACATGTCGGCGTTCATAACGCAGCCAACGAACACATAGCCCGGCATAAGGATGCGCTCGCGCTCCTGCCCGCGTGTCGTGTAATGCTCGACCGGCAGCAGGCTGTCCGCGTCGCCCAGTCCGTAAACCGCCAGTGCCACGTCGCGCTCCTCGCCGGTGCGCACATGCAGCGCGAACCACTCGCGCCCCTGATGATCTCTGTATTCACGTTTCACTGGCTTCCACCACCTTTTCCGCCGCCGTCAGGCTGGCTTCTTCAAGCTGCTTAAGCAGCTCCGGGTTATGCCGCACCTGCTCGGTAAGCTCCGCCATCAGCGCGCGGCGCACGGTTTCCACGTCCTTCGCGTAGGCACGCACCATGCGCTCCTTATAGACGGCGTTGCGCTGGTTCTTGAGCACCAGCTCGATCAGCTTGGGCAGGGGGATTTCCCCATAATCCTCTGCCGATGCGTCCGAAAGCACCTGAATCAGGTTGTCCATGACCAGTGCGTTCGCCGCGTCGGAAAGCTCAAGCCCCCGATGCTCCTGCATCGCCGTGATGATCGCGTTCGCATTTTCGCGAGCATATTGCAGCCGCATCGCCGCCCGCCCTGTGCGCTGGGCATATCGCCCGATGGCGCTTTTGCTGATGGGGTAGCCGCTGTCCGTCGCCCAGTCCGCAATCTCCTTATAGCTGATGGTCTTATCCAGCAGCATGCTTTCGATCTGCACGCGGATGTCGTCCGGCAGCTCGTCCATGCGGCTGACGATCCGCGTGCGCTCCCGCTTGCGTCCCATCTCTTACTGGCGCATCGGGTCGCCGAAAGCCACGCCCTCGTCGTCGAGCGTGCCTTCCATCAGGTCGATGCCTTTCGCGGTCAGGCGGACGAGCGCCTCCCTCGGCGGGTCCTGCACGAGGCTGAGAACCTCGTCGCCCAGATAGACCTTGACATAGCCCTTGTCCGCCAGATAGTAAATGTGCGAGCCAATCTCGTTCGCCGCCTGCGGGTCGTCCTGCATGAGCGCATATTCCAGCGTCCTTTGCATGACCGCCGCGCGCGGATTGCCAAACAGCAGCGTCAGCACCGCGCCGCGCGCGCACTTGCGTCTGGCAATCGCCATCTTATCCATCCCCATCTCACTTTTCCTCCCTTTTCATAAGCAGCGTGATGATCTGATCCAGCTTCTGCGTCTGCTGTGCGCTTGAACGGATGAAGTCCTCGCGCAGCGTATAGAGGAAGGGCATCTGATTGATCGTGTTATTCAGCTTGTCCTCCACCTCGGTGATGCGCTTGTCCTGTTCCTTGTCCCGTGTGTCCTTCTTATCCATGCCGCGCTTGACGAAGAACGCGAGCGCGCTAATCAGCAAACCGACGGCTCCCGTAACCGCCCAGAACACATATTCCTCCACGCTTTCCACCCCAATCAAAAAAGCCGCAGCCTTTCGGTTGCAGCCATTGTAGCATAGTTTTCCGCGCCAGTCCTTTGACGTACTTATTACACGCACGTGTTAGAGATTTTGGGATTCAGCCGTCAAAAAGACTGGTCTGTCCTCGGATTTCCCCGCGTTCGTCAATCGACGCGATGCGCTTGACCCAGCTTTCGCTGACGTCGTATTTGAGCGCCAGCGCCCGCGTATTCGTTCCGTCATATTCCTGTCGGATGCGGCGGTCGCGGATGTTTCGCAGCAGGCTGTCCAGCTTGGGAACATAGATGATCATGCCGCTGTATGATTCAACCAGCGTCAGCATGTTCTCCGTTCCCAGCAGCTCCGCCAGATCAAGCATTGTCGCGTTTGTAATGTCCTCCGGCTTCACGTCGTGCGCCCAGCTTGGAATCATCCGCCGCACTCCTTTACGCCTTTCGCTCCGCCCGGTCGCCGTCGCGCATCGCAGTCAGCCCGTCGATGACGACGCTTGCCTGTTGCGGCGTGAGGAACCGCACGTCGTCCGCCTTGCACATGCGCCGGATGTACCCGCGCAGGCGCTCCGGCTGGTCGTTCCAGCCCAACTCGCAGGTCAGCCGGAATATCTTCCGCTGCTGGGCTTCTGTTGCCCGCCCCGCGCCGCCGCCCGTCCTGATGACCGGCTGACCGCAGCGCGTTTTCAGCTCCTCGATCATCCGCCCGGCTTCCCTGCCGGACAGGGTGCGCAGGCTGTCCGTGCCGCTGATGCGGTACGCCATGCCGTGCAGATCCTCCATGTCCATTCCCAGCTTTTTGCTCAGGGCAAAGATGGCCTTGAGCTGCGCGCCCGTCACCTTAAACGCCATACCCGCCTGCCTCCTTATTGCTGCCCCAGCGCTTCCTCGTCCACGTCATAGCCGAAAACGTCCTCGACCTCCAGCTTCGCGCCGACCTCGGCAATCTCGCCCGCGCTGTATTTTTTCAGCGCCTCCTTGTCGATCTTCGGCTCCGGGTAGACCACGCACTCCTTCATCCCTCGCCGCAGCAGTTCTGCGATGATGGTCTTGATCTTCTCCACGCCGCGCGGCAGGGTCAGGCGGGTGCTCTGTCTGAACCCGACCTTGCCAAACGTGAGCGTCCGGCTCTTGGCTTTGCCGAGGTCTGCCCGGTGCAGCGTCGCGAACTCGCGCAGTGCCTGTTCGAGCATCGCAATGTGATCCTTGATGGGTCTGCCCTTCGCTTCCGCGTCCGCCTTGGCATCGGCGATGCGCTCGTTCATCACGTTTTCGATGGCTGCCAAATCGCGCCGGTTCTCTCCGATCTGCCGCAGCGCGTCGTCCGCCTGCTGCCAGTTTTCCAGTTGGAGCGCGCAGGTCACTTTCCTTCTTGCCATGTTGTGCCTCACTTTCTAAGTCGTAAGTCCTCCCCGTAAAAGCGGATCGCCGTCGTGCGGGATACGTCCATCAATCGGGATGCGACGCGCTGCTCGTACATGCCCTCCATCCTTTCCGGGTTCAGGTTTGTGCTGATAATGGTGTGTCGGTCGTTCATGTTCCGCTCGTTGATAACCTGAAACAGATAGCCGCTCGTGTTCTTCGTCTGCGGCTCCGTTCCCAAGTCATCAATAAAGAGCAGGTCGCAGTCCATCACGCCCTCCACGGCGCGCGCTTCGCTGCCGTCGAACTGATTCTTGCGCATGATTTCGCAGAGCCTGTACGCCGTCACCCGGCGCACCAGATAGGCGCGCTCCATGATGCGCTGCGCAATGCAGTCGGCGACGAAGGTCTTGCCCAGCCCCGCCGCGCCGAAGAAAATCAGATTCGGCTTTTCGTTGTCCGGGAAATCCTCCGCGTATCTCTGCGCCGCCCGCAGGATCAGCCGCATGTGGTCGCGCTGACTGCGCTTTTCGCCGGGAATCGGAACATCCGGGAAAACAATCAGGTCGAACTGCGCAAAGCTGTGCCTGCCCAGTCCGCCCTTGTGTTCTCCGGCGTTCTCCGCGTCCATGATGCGCTGCTTCATGCAGGCGCAAAGCTCATGTACCGGTTCGCCGACATACCCGGTATCCCGGCAGATCGGGCAGCGGTAGATGGGCTGCAGGTAGTCCTCCGGGTATCCGGCTTTCGTCAGCTCGGCGCGTATCTTCCCGTTCAGCTCTCGCATTCCGGTTTGCAGGACCTCCGCGTCCACGGCACGCCCTTGCAGTGCCGCGCGGATGGAGCCGGTCAGACGGTCGCGCCGCGCCTCCAGCAGTGCCTCAATCTCCGGGAACCCCTGACGGATTTCCCGCTCGCGCCGCTGTCCCTCCCGCTGGTTCTCCGTTCGGATGTTCTCACATTCCCCCAGCAGACGCTTGATTGTGCTCGATGTATCCATGTTCACCTCCTTGACCATAAGCGCCGCGCCTCCACGCGGGAGGCGCACCCGGCTTGCACGGGTCATAGCTTATCTGGCGATAAGCCGGGTCTGGCGGTCTGTCGTTCATTGTCCCATCTGCTTCGTCGCTTCCGCCAGCGTACTGCCTCGCGGCTGGAAGCGGAACCCGTATTTCTTGTAAAACTCGGCGGCTCCCAGCTTGAGCCAATCCTTCGCCGCCGCTACGGCGTTCAGCTTGCGCACCATGCGCCCATCGCTGTCGCGGACGATGAGCAGCCCGCCGTTTTGCTTGACCGTCAACATCCTTACACCCCCTTCTTAGCCCTGCAATTTGTAGCATTTCGCGCCCGCAAGAATCTCCTGCGTGACCGTGCCGCCAGCCGCCGCTTCAAGGCACATGCCAAAGATTTCAATGAAGTTGCCCATGCCGCCGTGCCGGGTATCGGTCGCGATCAGCGTCAGCTCTGCCGCCACGCGCGGCTCCACGTCGTACTGCGCGAGGATGGCGCGCACTTCGTCGGGCTTGATGCCGGTCAGCTTGATTTCGTACTTACGTCGGTAAAGCTGGGACAGATTCGACCGCCCGCTGCCGTGGGTCAGGATTTCCTCCAGCCTCGGCGGTCCAACCAGCACGATGGGCGTGTTCGTTTCGTCCCAGAGCTGGCGGATAATCTCAAATTTCTTCACATCCCATCCGTACAAATGGTCCGCTTCGTCGAAAATCAGCATCGCGTCGCGGTTCGCCGCCAGTTCGCGCTGGATGCGGCGCACCCGCTCGTCGTTGCTCCCGCTGGCGCTCACGCCGATGCTCTCCGCGATGCTGTCCAGCAGGTCGCGCATCCGCATCGTAGAGCGGCAGACGATGACATGCACATCCGGCACGCGCTTGGCGAACTCGCGGATGACCGTCGTTTTGCCGATGCCCGGATATCCGACCATGACGCACATCTTCCGGTTGTCCCGCGTCCATTCCAGCAAGCCAAGTGCCTCGGTGAACTCGTGGGTCTGGTACAGCTCGATACTGCGCTTGAAGGTCTGCGGCGCGGGTGCGGGCGTTTCCTCAACCGCGCCCGTTTCGATGGCTTCTTCCTGTGCCTGACGCTCGATGTCGCTGACCCAATCCTCCAACATCTTCTGCTGCTCCGGCTTGATGCGGATGTTGCCGTTGGCGAACATGCTGATCATGCTGCGGCTTACACCGGTCGCCGCGCTGATCTGCGCGAAGTTGTAGCGGTAGGTCGTCCCACCGATGACCACGCCCTTATCCCGCAGGGCATTGATGCGTTCTTCCAGCGACGGCGCGCGCTGCGCCAGAATCTCTCTCGCTTCCATCTGTGTTTCCTCCTTGCTTACTCGTTGGATGCCCGATTGTCCCGCGCTCTGCGCAGGCGGGTAAATGTCACCACATCGCCGACCGTTACGCCGCGCATACCTTCGCGCATCCCGGCTTCGTACCCGTCGCACCAGCTTGCTTCAAGCTGGCGCTTCAATTCAAGGCGGTTCAGGCAGTCCGTCTTGTTGTCCAGCTCAAGGCGCATCGCTTCGTTGTAGCGTCTCGCCGCATCCATGTTCCGCGCCGCAATCCTGCGCTCGCTGTCCTGTACGCCCTTGAGCGACCTGTAATAGCTGACGATCAGGCCGCCGCCCGCCGTCATGCCTGCGCCAAACAGCGCAATCCCCATCAACGCATCCATGTGAAAACCTCCTTTGTTCAGCTAAAGCTGTGAGCGCCGCACCCCTTGCGGGGTGCACCCGGCTTGCACGGGTCGTAGTCTGCCGCTGCCTGTGGCAGAACACAGGCAGACGATAGACCGGGCCTTGGGCTTTGCTGGTGTGTCACAAATCGACACGCCTCGAAATGTCCTTGATGATCGCCAGATTGCTGTCTCCAGTGACATCAACTTTTCGAGTCCAGCCATCGTCATAGCAAATCGTTACAATTTCCATGCCGCCCTCACTTTCTGCGCTGTACATCAGATGATCGACACCGATATTTGCCTCTACCATACACGCCGAAAGTGTTCCTTCGACAAATTCCTTCTTTTTCTCAAAAATCATAACCACTTGATTTCCTCCTACTTGTGACACTTAACGCGCGCTTCTTTTCAGCAGCTTTTCGCCGTTCGCGGCAATCATGCTGCGCACCGCGTTTTCGCCTGCGGATGCAGCCTTGCGCCGCCCTGCCGCCTTGTCTGCGACCTGCTGCTTGGCTTTGCCCGCCCGCGCCGCTTCCAGCGACGTGACCGTCGCCATGCGCTGACGCTGTTCGTCAATCTCTTCGGCGTATGCCTCGCGGGTAATCCGTTTCGTGGATTGCCGGATATACGCCAGCCTGTCCGTGACCTTGCGCTGCTGCCGCTTCTGGTCTGCCATGTGCGCCGCCACCCTTTCCTCGTCCGGGTCGATCAGCGCCATCAGCTCGACCGGCTCCGCCTCGCACATGAAATGTCCGCCGCTGAAAACCGATACGCTGGGGTTATAGCCCCGGTTGTAATAAATCGTGACCTGCTCCCTGATGATATCCGCCATTTCGGGATGCCAGAAAAGCTGGTTGTTGAGCCGCACGCCCTGCGTCGTGACCACGCGCTTCGCGCTCTGGCTCTTGAAGATCGCCATCGTCGCCCAGTCCGGCGTATCCGCCCGCGCTTTTTCCGCTTGGCGGTACCGCTGATCGGGCGAAAGCCCGTCCTCGCCGATGTGGTTTTCGTACTTGGGCAGCAGTTTCTCCGCGAAGCACTTGGCAAAGGTCTCAAAGGTCATCAGCTCGCCGCGTTCCTTCATCCTGCGGAGGATGCGCCCGTTATCTTCCGGCCTTTCTTCCGGCGAATCGCCGCACCAGCCGGGAAACTCGCGGACAAAATCTTCCAGAGTGCCGAAGGCGCGTTCCACGTCCTTCGACCAGCCGCGATACGGCAGCGCATGGTGTACGCCCACGCCCAGCGTCCGAAGCAAGCCTTCCTTTTCGGAAAATTCAGCGTTCAGGCAGCCCAGATCGCTTTCCACCAGCGTTTCGCCCTCGAACCGATGGCTGCGGTAATCCTTGCCGTTGTCGATGTAGATGTAGCGCGGCAGGCCATGAACGTCGCTGCCCTTCGTATACACCGCCGCGCGGCAAAAGCTGTCCGCCACCGTGTCGCTGTTCGGTTCCAGCGTCAGCTCCCAGCCCACAATCCGCCGTGAGCAGGCGTCCATCCACGCCGTCATCCACGGGCGCACCAGATTGTCGTTTTCATCCAGCACAAACAGGTCGAGCTTGTGGTGATCGCCAAACCAAACTTCATTGACCAGCGTCGGCTTGCTTCGCTTGGTTTTCTGCATGTAGGCAGCTTCCCAAGCCCGCTTTCCGTATCGGGCGAAGGTCATCTGCGCCTTATCCATCGTTTCCACGATGCGGTTGACCGCGTGACGATTCGCCGGAATCATCATCGAGCCGCTTGCCATGGTGCAGATGGGGTATTTCTCCCTGTCTGCCGGTCTGAGCGCCCGCCGCGCGTCCGATCCGTCGCAGTACACGCAGCAGTTGCAGGCATTTTCGCCGTATTCCGCTGCCCGCTCCCGCAAGCGCTCCAGCACCAGCGTCTGCGGAAACTTCCGATTGTCGCACATCTGCGCCTCGATGAAGTCCCGCGCCAGCTGGCAGCACGTCCGGCTCTGCCCCTTGTCCCTGCGCTCCACCTTGTCCATGATCGCCGCCAGCCCGCGCTCCTTGTATGCCGCGTGCCAACGCCGCAGCGTCCGGCTCGTCACACCCAGCGTCCCCGCCAGCGCGTCCATCGCCGCCGTCCTGCCCCGTTCGCCGCTGCTTAGGATACCGTCCAGCGCCATGACTGCCTGCTGGCGATTTGCCAGCTCGGTCAGTCCTTCCTCGCCGAAGGCTTCCTTGTATGTCGCAAGGTCTGCGGCAGAAACTTGGGTGGATAGCCCGCTCTGGCTTTCGTACCAGAGGAGCCGTCCTTGGGTATCGAGCTGCTGAAGCACTTCGCTGACGGGAATCATGTTGCTCATGCCGCAGTTACCGCCGCCCTTGCTTCCCCTCATCGCCTCTGTTTTCAACTTGCCTTGGCTGATCTGCTTGCGGATGGCTCTGTCGGTAACGCCCAAGAGTCCGGCAGCAGTCGCGCTGTCCATAACTCTTATCTCCATCCGTTACGCTCCCTTCTTCCATTCGGATTCTACCGGCATGTCGAGCGCATGACAAATTCGCTCAATCCATTCGCTTGCTCCCCGTTCTCCATAAATGAGATAAGTGATCTGCACGCGGCTGATTCCAAGTTGATCCGCAAGATCGCTTTGTAACATATCCAATTCTGCCAGACGCATCCTAACCGCCCGTCCGAACGGTGTCGGCTTCTTTCTCGTACGCATTTTCACGCCTCCTATCTGTTGTTTTTTGTTGTTAATTGTGTTATCATCAAGGTGGTTTCCCACGACACCCTTGCGGGCGTTTCGACCAGTTACCATCTGGTGCTCGTCAGGTAGGTGTCTATGTGATTCATCAATCTGAGTCGTTCCTTTGTAAAGTTCATTTAATTGGGTTAACTGTATTATAATAGATTTAATTGGGTTTTGCAACATCAAAAGTTCAATTTTATCTGATTTTGGAGGTTATTTCGTGTTTTACGATATATTAAAGAAGCTCTGCGAACAGCACGGAACAACCGTCACCGCATTTGCTCGCGATGCAGGTATCGCAAAAGGTTCCCCTTCAAGCTGGCAACGCGGTTCAGAGCCTAATTCTCTTGCGCTTCGCAAAGCGTCTGAGTTTTTCGGCGTTTCAACAGATTATCTCCTTGGATTGGATGACATTCCTTCTCGTCGTGATAAAAACGGCATAACAGCCAAGGAATTGGGTCTTATTGATGAACTTCGCACCGCTCCCCCTTACATCCAGCGTCTTGCAATCGCCTCCATGCGTGCTATCATTGAATGTGCTGCCAAAGATGACACTTCTTTTCCTAAAAAATCGAATAACCTTTCTCTGGCTCACATTGAAGGAAAAGCCGCTGCCGGTGTTCCCTTGAATGAGCTAGCCGATGCAGATGATACTGTTGCCATCCCGATCCAGTATGTCGATGGTGAACGCTTCTTTATTGTCGAAGCTAAAGGCGACAGCATGGAGCCCGAAATTATGAACGGCGACTATGTTGTTGTTGCTCATAATGTTGAACCCACTCAGGGATCACTCGCCCTTGTCAGTATCGAAGGTGCATCTTGGGACTATGAATACGCAATTAAACTCGTGTATTTCTTCGATGATGAAATAGAGCTTCACTCCTATAACGAAAAATACGATACCATGACTTACCCTTTATCTGCTGTTCGTTCTGTTGAAAAGATTGTCCACGTCATCCATAAATCCTAAGCGAATCTATTCCCTGTATGGTTTTCTGCATACTTGCATATTTATACAATCGGCTTTTTGATATCGCTCTATCTCGTCAAAAAGTCGGTTTTTCTATATATTCCTTCATTTTTCCGTTCTGTTAACACGGTTCCGCACTGGTTCCGCAGTTCCGCACCTCGCCGCGTTTTGAGTACCTAGAACCGTGCCGCCGTTTTTCATTGCTGCTTCAATAAAAAACGCGCGTTTAACGCCGTTTGACGCTCTGCGTTCAAAACCCACCAAAACAGAAAAAAGCAGCCGTTTCCGACTGCTTTGCGCTCCCATGTGACACAGAACGCGCGCATGGTTGTTTTTATATATTTATTTTATATTTATCTCTTTGAGTTCCGATAATACCACGGTTTTCCCGTTCTATCCCGCGTTATCCCGTTCTTTCCCATATACGCTCCTTTTGTGACATGGAATGTGCTCCTCCACAACAATGTTGCACATTGGTCGGGATAATCCGGAAAACAAAACTTTCCGGTTATATGAAAAGAAAAGACCCACCCTCACGGGCAGGTCTTTCTTTTCATGGAATCCGGCAACGTC